CCGAACCGAGATGACCTTCACCTTTCCGAACGACTCTATGTTGTTATGTGGTGGAATGGATGACCCTGAAAAGATAAAGTCCATACACGGCATCACAGGGGTGTGGTTAGAAGAACCTAACGAGTTCAAACAAGAGGATTTCCGACAAGTAGATCTCCGCCTCAGAGGCGATACAGGGACTTACAAGCAGATAATGTTGACATTCAACCCCATATCTCGACTGTTGTGGTTGTATAATCATTTTTTTGAGACATCCCGTGAAAACGCAATGATTTCCCACTCTACTTATGTGGACAATGCGTGGATAGACGAAGAATACAAGGTGATGTTGGAATCCTTGAAGGATGAGGACTACAACACCTATAAGATATATGCATTAGGTGAATGGGGTAAGTTAGGTAAGTTGATATACTCCGATTGGGAAGAAATAAACGAAATGCCAACCTGTGAGAGGACAATCTACGGATGTGACTTCGGATTCAACAGTCCAACCGCCGTCGTAGAGGTCGGGTTGAAAGAAGAAGGCATTTATCTCAAAGAGTTGTTGTATAAGAAAAAGATGACGAACGATATGTTGGCAACATGGTGTAAGAGGAATCTACCAAGTGGTGCCTTACTATATTGTGACTCAGCCGAACCAAACAGGATAACCGAGTTGAGGAAGACAGGACTAAGAGCCAAGAAGGCGGACAAGTCCGTAAAGGACGGTTTAGATTTTTGTCGCCGCCAAAAAAAGTATATCACCAGAGATTCTACGAATATGGTAAAAGAAATACAGGCTTATACCTACAAAGAGGACAAAACTGGTGAAATATTAGAAGAACCTGTGAAGTTCAACGACCATTTGATGGACGGGACTCGTTATGCTGTTTACACGCACCTTGGGAAGAGACCAAACTACGAAATCATAACTGGAGAATAAAATGTCAATTCTTACCAATATTATCACATTTTTGGGTAAATATGATACCAATACACCAGAAAATGGTCAAATTCAAGACAAAGACCTATCGCCTACACAAGTATTAGAAGGTATCAGTAACGGGTCTTTATTCACATTAGACATGACCAACAGCAAAGATCCTATGGCAAACAACTATGTAATACACAGAGGTATTCACATGCTGGCGCAGAATATTGCACAGTTACCCTTGAAGATTTACCGGGGTGAAGAGCCTATGCCAAGGGGTTATATTCTTCCCGGAGGGTTTGATATACACAACCCAAACTATGATATGTCCCTATATGAACTGTTGTATGAGGGATCTGTTTACTATTTCTATCGTGGTGAGATGATGTTCAAGATAAACATGGTCGGCAACTCCGATAATGTGTTGAGTCTGGAAACAGTCAATCCTAAAAGGATGGAAGAGATAGTAGATAAAAAAACAGGTAGGATAACATCTTGGAAATGGGGTAAGGAACTAATCATTCCTAATGATGAACTAATTTATACTAAGTTTTTCAACCCAGATGGTCTTAGAGGACTTGGGCCGGTAGAAGTAGTAGAAAACGAACTAACTACCGACAAGGATGCAACCGATTTCAACATCAAGTTCTTTGAAAACTTTGGTAAGGTGGGTGGCATGTTGTATGATGACAACGGCACCGCCAACATAGATGACATGAGAAAACTGGCAACCCAGTTCGATAATGCTCACCGGGGTAAAGGAAACGCATACAAAGTATTAGGACTACCTGACGGAATCAAATACCAAGAGATGAGACAGTCGATGGAAGAGATGCAGTTCCTGGAGTCCAGAAGGGACATTAGGGATAGGATACTCGTGATATTAGGTATTCATAAGGCCCTCGTAGGCGTCACTGATTCAGTCGATAGAGCAGTAGCGGATGCGGCAATGAGGTCTTTGTGGCAACTAACACTGAAACCAAGTGCAATTAGAATACAAAACAAACTAAATCAAAACTTATTCAAAAGATACTACCCTGAGTATAGGTGTGCGTTCGATTTCTCTGTTGTAGAAGAACTAAAAACAGACCAAAAAATCAAAACTGAAACGGCTCTCTCATACAGAGAACTCGGATACACATTGAACGAAATCAATGAAAGATGGGATCTGGGGATGAACGAGGTAGACGACGAGGCCGGTAATACAAGGTTAGTCCCTCAGAACATGATACCGTTCACCGATTACACTGAACCAGACCCTGTTGTGGAAGAGAGGTCTGTTACCCCGGTGGAAGAAAAAAGGCCCCGAACACCGAGAGGGGTGGCACGGAGGCACCACAACCTTGAAAGAAAAGTAGAAACACAGATATACAAGAAGTTGAAGAGACATTTCTCCGACCAACGGTTGAAAGTAAAGAAAATAATCAACGGAACCAAAGACATAGATAGAATAGGTATATTAGCAGATGTGAGAGTCTTGTTAGAAGAAGAAAAGGCCGTTCTACAAGGAATTATGACTCCGATATACGAACAAGGTAGTAAAGAAGCCGTAGGACTGGCTGCCGAGGCCATGAATGTGGTGGCAGAACCTCACATCAATGAGGCCGTAGTTCGTGAAATGACTAATAAGGTTGCAAGGGTAGAGAATCAAGTTTACAATGCAATAAGAAAACAAGTTGTTGAGGCAACAGAGAAAGGTGAATCTATGGCACAGTTGTCTAAGAGAATAGACAAGGTGTATAACTTCACCGCTGCCAAGGCCAGAACTATCGCAAGAACTGAGGCGGGTGCCTTGATAAACAGATCTACTAATGCAGAATACGCACAAGCTGGAGTAGAGATGAAGAGTTGGCTGGCCAACCCAGGAGCAAGAGATACGCATTCAAAAGTTGGGGCGCAGAGACCAATACCGTTCAATCAACCGTTCGCCAATGGGTTGATGTATCCACATGACCCTAACGGCCCAGCGAGCGAAGTAATCAACTGTAGATGCACATTAGTGCCGGTCATAGAGGGGTAAATCATGACAGAATCAGTAGAACAAATGGTTTCAAGGATTGATGAGAGAACTTTACAAGCTGAAAAAGCCAGAGAGAAGACCAATGAATCCATTGATGATATAAAAGACCTTCTACAGGTGAAGTGTGTAGAAGATGAGAAGAAGTTTGGTGAGAGACCTACACGAAAAGAGATAAATAAAAAGATAGGTATGGCATTGATAGTATTAGGACTTATGGTGACGATATTCTTTGGCGCTATCAAGGTAGCGGCAACATGTAAATATAGAAATAAAAGAAATAGATGATAAAGAACGAACCATTACTGCTATAGGTAGTAAGGAAATCATCGACCGTGACGGCGATATAATCAAAGTTGCTGGTATAGACACTAAGAACTATAAGAAAAACCCAGTGGTGTTATGGGGCCACGAACACAGGGAACTGCCTGTAGGTAAGGCCGTAGGAAAGAAAGTCTGGAGAGAGGGTGATGAGTTGAGGTTCAAAATACAATTCGCTCCCGCCGACGCAAACCCTAAAGCGGAATATGTTTATAACTTGTATAAGGGAGGATACCTAAACTCGTTCAGCATAGGATTCATACCCGATATGTCAGAGATAGACTTTCCACAAGAGGACAACAAGAAGAAGGGTAAAAAACAACCATGGCGTATTTTCAACAAAGTGGAACTATTAGAAATCAGTGCGGTTCCGGTTCCTGCGAATGCGGCTGCGGTAATGGCCGGCATCAACAAAGCATGGGACGATGGTGTTATTGATGGATCAGAACTCGCAGAGTTAGAGAAGGCATTAGAGGTAGAACCAGAGGAAGAGTTAGAGGTTGACCCAATGATAGCCGTATCTAATATGTTGAACTTGGAAAAAGAATTGGAAATGGAAGACCCTACCGCAGAAGAAGTTGTAGTTAGAGCATTAGAAGATTTAGAAGAACTAACTTTGAAAAACGAAGAGTTAGAACTAACTGTTAGTGAATTGTCAACAAAAGCAAAAGAGTTAGAAAAGAAGTTAGAACAATCAGAACTAATAAAAGAAATAGAAGTGGATTTTGATAGTTATTTGACAAAGGTATTCGAAAAGTTCGAGGCATCAGGCGCAGACAAGCGACCACATGATGACCACATCGAAAAGGACGATGACTTTGATGAGTATATAGAAAATATAATTGGAGACAAATAAATGGACAATCAAGAAAAACTGAAAGGAATGGTAAAGGAACTTATCACCAGTGATGAGAACTTTACTGACCT